TACTTCGGGTGATAGTTCGTAGTAATGAAAACATACTTGGAGTTGAACTGGTGGCCGGCAGAACCGTGGCTGGGTACGTTCATGGGAGCCCAATCAACGAGTTGGTTAAAGAATTCTGGGGTCATTTTGGATCCATTCATCTCGTCTATGATAAAGACATCTTGTTAGGAGTAGTCATCACACCAAAAACCTGTTGCTTTAGGTGGCACAACATAGTAGGAACCAAGATACTGTGCAAGTTGTATCGCCGTGCGTGTCTTACCTGTCCCTGCGGGGCCAATAAATAGCCATACATTGGGTTTATGAACTCTCGGATCGGTAGAAACTCTTTTGTAAGTCTCAAATGCTTTGTGGAACTTAACCATCATGGGAAATGTATCAGCATCTTTCCATAATCTCTTAAGTGTTACACCTCGGTCGATATCTCGCTTAATCTCAAGAAGATCTGCACGTTGGCCTTGTGCGGACATTTCTCCAAAGCTCCATGGTCCTTCGAGCTTCGTTGGATTAGCTCTTTCCTCATCACATACATCACATACACATCCATCTACTGGTTTCATGCAATAATGGGCAGCTTGCTTTGCAGTTCCTCTTCTTCTCTCAAAATGTGCATCTTCTAGTCCATCCATAAGATGAATTTGCTTAAAGGTCTTACTATTAGTTAATTCTAGATAACCTTGTAAATGCTCATGTCCCTCTTGCTCTCTTTGGTAGATTAAAAACTTCGTGTTCGTCCACGTGGGGTGGAGTGGGTCCAGTAAGGGGATTAAGTCCCCGTTAACTGTAAAACATATATTTCGCACCGTAGGGGCACGTTGCTCAGGCTGTTCCGCGTCTAATTGATCCATAAATGGCCCCTCCGGGTACGACAGCAGAACAGCAGAAGTGGCGGGTAATAGTAAGCCGCCACTTTTTCGGAGGGCGAGGGACTTCTCATTTTTGAGAAGTCGAAAATTCCACTGCGTTTTCAACTCCGGTGGATTTTTTAGTTTTTACAACACTTCAGAGGGGCTCTTATTTTTAATAAAAATGACAGATTGGGATAAAATGAGTGAGTCTGAACGCAAAGCATTATTTGAACCACAAAGTCCAGCATCGCAAGTTTTAGCAAGCGAAGAAGAGGAAGAGGATGACCTTCCAAAAGGCAAGCCTTATAATCCTCAAATATGGCCTCAAAAAAGACCAATGAGTTCCATGGATATGGAAGAAGAAGAAGATGATGAGATCATAGATACGCATCGCACAAATCAAAAGAACTTTCAAAAATCTATCATGTATAGAGAGGAATACAATGCTATGGAGTATATAGAGGAGCCAGATCTGTCCATGTACTTAGGAAGCTTCGGACTCACGGATTTTCAACAAATCTCCTTATGCAGAACATATGCGAACTACCTCGCTCAGCGTGCAAAGGCAAAGAGAAGTAAAACATCCAAAGATTAATTCATTGCTATTAACTCATCCAATAATGCTATCATTAGTTTTTTTGCTGCAAATTTCCAATTGCTTGCTGGCCAGTCTGCGGCAATAGCCTTCCTAACTCCGGTGCGGTAACGATCATCGACTGCGGCACGTCGCTCGTCAAAAGGCCATGCTCCTCCTCCGTAACCAGGATGAAGAGGGTTGGCAAACGGTTTAGCCTTTGGCTTATACTTCTTAACCCCCGCATAGGGTTTTTGTGGCAGACCTGTAACAAGTACATCTGAGGTGAACACATAGTAGGGTTCTTCATCGGGATCTGCGACATTTCTCAAGACCCTCTTTTTCATTTGAAAGTTTTACTAATCAAGGTAACGGAGACGGGCGATTCCATCGACTTCAACAGTTGTTGATGCTTGATTCCACTGAGAACGGAAATACACATAAAGTGCACCGGTAGAGATATCAGCAATAGTCATTGGGGCTGATTGACCAGAGAAAACGGTCTCTCCACATTTCTTTTGAAGAGGAATGAAATAATCGAAATGCTTGGGGAGAGCAGTACTAGGGGCAGTACCAGTAGAAGTAACAAACAAAGGATCATGTTCAGTAAATTGATCAAAGACAACTTTAAAACGGTCCATATTGTCATAACGGGGAGGACAAGTGGTGTCAGGGCAAGACTCAGTTCCGTCTTGAGCGGTGATACCAAATATGGTCTCAAAAGTGGGGATTGCACCTCCGGAAGGCTGCTTATCCCAGACCACAACACAGCGAACTCCGTTAGCGGTTCCAGCACCAGTTGCAAAAGTGGGGGTAAAATTGAACTCATAAGTGCCAACTAAACGGACTGATTTGACTTGGATCTTGCGACCAACTCGATTCCATGAACCTGTTCCAGCTTGAACTAAATTCAAAACAAAGCTTGAAGCATTTGTTGAAGTAGTTGCGATGACTGGGGCCAAAGAAATATCTGTGTCAACTCCTTTTTTGGTAGCCATGTCAAGTCTCAACCTATTGACCATTCCGCGAGCTCTTACGGATGCACGTGGAGCTGCACGATACCCACCTCCGGCAGGTCCAAAGTAACTTGGTCCAGTAAATCTTGGATTAATTCTTCCAAATGATTGGGCTTGGGCACCTGCGAAAGGGCCAGCTCCATTTCTCGAACGTCTCGGATATGCTTGCATGTCAGCAATAGCTTGCGCGAACAAATTTTGGGAAATTTTGAAGTGGACGGCGGTTTTTATAAAAACCCTCTTCTAGTCTTTTTTAAATTTGAAAATCAAATTAAGGGTGATGGAAGGCGCAAAGCCCTCCGGCAGCGCAATAGGGACAGAGTTGCTTCGGTTGTGGTGGGTAGAACATCTTGACGATTATGTCGATGCGTCTCATTGTCTGCTTGACTTGGTCGAGGGATCTCTTCTTCCACCAATACTTCGGGTGATAGTTCGTAGTAATGAAAACATACTTGGAGTTGAACTGGTGGCCGGCAGAACCGTGGCTGGGTACGTTCATGGGAGCCCAATCAACGAGTTGGTTAAAGAATTCTGGGG